TGTGGTCTGGTGTTGGATCAGGGTTAAACAATATCGCAAGCGGTGGCATCGCTTATGTTGCCAGCGGTGGCGCTAATACTGCATCTGGGGATTACTCTTTTGTTGCCGGAGGCTCAGACAACGTAGCGTCAGGGAATGTGTCTGCTGTGGTCGGTGGTGTTTACGGCACTACTCGAGGGATTATTGGCTATCTAGTCACTCCTGCTAGTGATACCCCAATTGAAGCAAAGGCAGGGGTGCAGCAGTCTGGATGTTTGATTGTCGGGGTGCAGACCACGAATGCCACTGCGACAAAGTTGCGTAGCAATAGCAGTGCTGCTGGGGCAACGAATCAACTGATCCTGCAAAACAACTCTGCTGCCTTGTTGTACATTGATCTGATTGGCTGGGATCAAACGGATTACATAACGGTCAATGTTATCAACGGGCTGATCGTTCGCGGTGCCAATGCTGCATCAACAGTTCTTAAGAGTCCTGGTTATCAGAACTATGAGAAAAGCACTGGTGCATCGACATGGCTGATGGCGCTGTCTGCTGACACGACAAACGGTGGATTGGTCATCACTGTGACGGGGCAAGCAAGCAAGACGATTCGATGGGTGGCGAGAATTTTTGCCACTGAAGTGGGCTTCTGATGTTCGGGATTGCGGCGCTCTCTGAAGTACCGTTCAGTTCTCTGCCGACGAGCGGTGGGATCTGGCAAGAGATACGAGGCGATAGTAATGTTTGGACTCGTATTGACCCGACAGAATCGAGTTTTCTGGTCAGGGCTAGTAACGGGGTGCAGTATCAGGCTTCGCTGATTGTTTTATCGAGTTCTGCTGTTCAGTTTGTGGTGCCGCGAGAAGTCAAAGACAGCAGCGGCACGACGTTTGTTCCGGTCACTAACTTGTGGCAAGATTCTTCAACATCATCCAGTTCGTGGGTAGAGGTCTAACATGGCTGCACCATTCTCAACGACGCCCGATAGTTGTGCAGTCAACTGCATTGCTATCACTCCTGCCGACTCTGATCTGGTTGCGCCAGTTCGTGCGCTCTACATCGGCGGGTCGGGTAACGTGCGGATCAACGACACCGGCGGTGGAAGCGTGATCTTCTACAACGTCCCTGCTGGCGTCATCCTGCCGGTGATGGCTCGACGGGTCTGGTCAACCAACACGACTGCCAGCAACATTGTTGGACTGCTGTAATGTTGCTCGGTCTTAACCTGAAGCTGCCTAACCTCCGATCACTCGGTGGTTATGTGCCTGTCCCTGGCGCTCCGTTCATTGTGAAAGATAGTGCAGGGACGGATTACACGATTGGCCTGCCTGTTAGGGATGGGTCAGGGGTTGACTACACGGTTGCATCATCCGTCAAGACGAGTGACGGAACAGAATACTACCCAATTTGAGGTAAATCATGGCTGTTTACGAAGCACTTCTTCTCAACACAGCAGTCCCGCAGATCCAAGCCGCACAAACGGGCGACAGCTATGTCATGGTGGTGAACGCCACCACTCCAGCACTCAGGATCACGCAGACGGGTACTGGCGATTCCATTCTGGTGGAAGATGCAGCTAACCCCGACAGCAGCCCGTTTGTGGTGACTTCGGCGGGCGATGTTGGGATTGGGACGAATGCGCCTGCGTATAAGTTGGATGTTTCTGGTTCTGTTATTCGCTTGAATAATTCAGGATCAACTGCTGATATTTTTCTAACTGATTCCGGAACTACAAACGGTCATGTCCGTCTTCGTGGCGAATCAAACGCCATGAAATTCATTACTGGTAATGGTATTTCAGCCACCCTCGACTCCTCCGGCAACCTCGGTCTGGGGGTGACGCCTAGTGCTTGGGGTAACGGACAGTCGATGCAAGGCAGCGGGTGGAGTTTATCCACGCTATTAGGGACAGATCAGTCCGGCTTTTATACGAATGCCAGACAAACGGCTTACGGGAACTTTAACACTAATTGGGTTTACCGAACATCTGCCTCTGCGGTGGGCTATGCACAAGCCAGCGGGAGCCATGTTTGGCTCACAGCAGCCTCCGGCACCGCAGGCGACGCGATCTCCTTCACCCAAGCAATGACGCTGGATGCTAGTGGGAATTTGGGGGTGGGGGAAACTAGTCCCAGCACCTTTGGTAAGGTGGTTTCTCGTGGCGGCACTTTCTCTCTTGTTGCCGACACTGCATCGCAGCGTAGATTAAGTTTTTGGGCTACCGCCAACGGCAACAGCGAAAACGCATACATTCAAGTGCAAAACGATGGCCTGACAACCAATACTGGCGAGATGTTGTTTGCCACTAGAAATACTTCCGGCACTTTGGCCGAACGCGCCCGTATCACACCCGGTGGGAATTTGTTGGTTGGGACTCAAACTGACAGTGGTGCAAAATGTACGATTGACGCAGCATCAGCCACAAATGCCGTAAATATTGCGCTTCCTAGCTATGATTATTTTGGCATTTCTATACATAACAAAGCGACAAGTAATGATAATTGTTTTATAGCCTTTGGCACAGAAGCCTCGTTTACAACTCGCGGCAGTATTACCTACAACCGAGCCGGTGGTTTAACTGCTTACAACACAACTTCCGACTACCGAGCCAAGGATGTCACCGGCCCGGTAGCTAATTCCGGTGCAACGATTGACGCGCTGAAGGTCTACAACGGCAAGATGAAGGGTGCAACGGTCGAGCGCCCGATGCTGATTGCCCACGAAGCGCAAGCAGTCACCCCGTATGCTGTAACCGGCGAGAAGGATGCAGTAAACGACGACGGTACGCCAAAGTATCAGCAAATGGATGTTTCCTCGCTGGTGCCGCTGCTGATCGCTGAAATTCAATCCCTCCGCGCCCGTGTTGCCCAACTGGAGGCTAAATAATGAACTGGAACATCTCTCAGCTTGACTGCAAAGTATCAGAAGGCGATCTGTCGGATGTCTGCATCGTCGCCCATTGGCAATGCTCGGACACGGTGGACGGCTTCACAGGCCGTGTCTACGCCACCTGCTCGCTGCCTTCTCCTGATCCTGAGTCCTTCACACCCTACGCCAGCCTGACCCAAGAGCAAGTGCTCGGCTGGATCTGGGCGAATGGGGTTGACAAGGACGCCACTGAAGCTGCGGTGGCTCAGCAGATCGAAAACCAGAAGAATCCTCCGATTGTGGCTCCGGCGCTACCCTGGGCATGAGAGTAAATTTCGGTCAGTGGACGCCAGACCGTCCGGGTATTGCCGACAGTCTGGTTGAGGCGAAGAACGTCCTGCCTACGCTTGTAGGTTACGGGCCGATGCCTGCTGCTGCCGATTTCTCCAACGCTGCAACCGAAAATCTTCTGACTTGTTTTGTTGGTCGCTGGGTCGCTGACACTGTTCTGTTCGGTGCAAGTGCTAACTATCTCTGGCGGTATTTCCCGACGAAAAGCGTCACGATTACCGGAGCAACGCAGGCTAACCCTTGCGTGATTACGTCTGCCGGTCACGGGTTTCGCACTGGTGTGCAGGTGACGATTTCCGGTGTTGTCGGCATGACTCAATTGAACGGCAATACCTACACGATCACCAGGATCGATGCGAATACTTTCAGCCTGAACGGGGTGAACTCAACAGGGTTCACAGCGTACTCGTCTGGTGGCACAGCGGTAACGTACAAGTATCTGATGGACGTATCGCGTACTGCATCGACGTACACGGCAACGACTCTCTGGACGTTCACGCAGTTCGGTCAGAAGGTGATCGGGGCTAACGGTGTAGACAAACTGCAATCATGGACGGTTGGATCATCGTCTAACTTTGCCGACCTTGCTGCTGCTGCTCCGACCGCACAGTTTGTAACGACCGTCCGAGACTTTGTGGTTGCAGGCAAGACTTCGACCTATCCCAATCGCGTGTACTGGTCGGACATCAACGACGAGACCGACTGGACTGCTGGTGCTGCAAGCCAATCCGACACACAGGACATTCCAGACGGTGGCGAGATTCGCGGCATCACTGGCGGTGAGTTTGGGATCGTGTTGCTGGAACGCTCCGTTGTACGGATGACGTATGTCGGCGCTCCGCTGTTCTTCCAGTTTGATAACGTCACCTCTGCTCTTGGGTGTTATGAGTCCCGTTCTGTCGTGCGGTACGGGGCGCTGACTTACTTTTTATCTGACGATGGTTTCTATGTGACTGACGGTCAGCAGGCGAAGCCTATCGGGAGTGAGCGGATAGATCGGTGGTTCTTCGACATCTGCGATCCCGGTAAATTTGACCAGATGTCGGCAGCGGTAGACCCGATCAACAAGACGGTAAGCTGGTGCTTTACAGACATCTTCGCCAACAAGCAGTTGCTGGTTTATAACTGGTCAACCGATAAGTGGAGTCACGGCGACACCACTGCTAACTTTATCTCGACGATTGCCACCAGTGGAACGGACTTAGAAGCCTTGAGTGCTTTGTATCCGACGCTGGACACTGTTCCTGCAAGCCTAGACTCTCGCATTTGGGTGGGTGGAAAGCTGTTAGCTGGAGGAGTGAGCGGTGCTAAACTCATTTCGTTTGGCGGCTCGGCACTTACTGCTGAGTTGCAGACTGGCGATATTGAGGCGCAGGGTCTTGAGACTCTCGCAACGC